TAGCAGATTTTAGAGATGTCTGTAAATCTTGCTTAGACATTAAAAGTTTTTATACAAGTCTAAGACTCTCTTAATGTGGTCTGGAAAAGAAACATTATTATTTTGGCTTGTACTACCTTGATTCTGTAAACTAGCTCCTGCAATAGTTTGTCTTTGTTTGTGCTCGTCTTTTAGATAATAAGTAATTAAATCAAGTACTGCAAGTTTAAGGTCACCAGGAATAGCACTATAGCCTGCTGTATAAACTACCTTAACTGCACCTACTCCTTTGGGCCAGTCTTTTCCTTGTCCCGATGAAGTAGTTCTAAGAATACTATCTGTTTCTGTATTTAAATAGTACTCATGATTTCCTGTTGTAAGTGTAGTGTACGCATTGCTGTATGACGTTCTTTCTTGTACACTTACTATTGCATTAACTGGGCTCTCTGTCAATTGAACAATATGAGTTGCCCAGTTAATATCAAATGTTTCAGTTTTGTTTGATGAATAAAAATCAACAAACGAGTTGCCACAATAAGTTTTTACTAATTGACTCACTGAAGGAATTAATACATTTAGCCTAGCATCATCCTTTGGCTGGGTAATGCCTTCTGCGGTTTTATAATCCTGTAATGTAATTAAATTCGCCATAAGTAAATTAGTAAAAACTTGGGGGAGGGATTACCTCCCCCTAGTTATTATATCACTGAGTATCAGTTATTATGCGTACTCAATTCTAACTGCGCCGTTGTCGCCAGGATGTGCACCTGCGGCAGTCTCAAGCTCGGCAAAACCAAGTGATTGAGCTGCTACAATAGCTGTGCGCTGTCCAGCAACTTCGTAATCGGTTTCAATGCTTACGCCCTTCAACCGAGGTATTACGTAGTTATTAACTGCAACTGCAACTGCTGCAGTAGTTGTTACTGCGCCTCCAGCACCAGTCTGGCTAGCGAGTGCATCAGATGCTACTACGGGAGATCCGTACATGCTTCCTACAGCACCGACTCGCTTCATTGCCATGTCGGAACCAACTTGCTGAACATCAAGGAAGTTAGCATCACCGATAAGGTTGTAATATTGATCCACAGGAACAATATAAGCAACATCGGCAGGATTAACACCAAACTTACCCATTTCAGATCGAATTGAGAGTAAGTTAGCACCTGTAACTGCATCAGAAGTACCAGAAGCATCTAAGTCAGCTACAAGAGTTGAATCAAATGCGTAAGGTGAGCCTGCACCGTCAGTTCCAGCACCACCTACAATACCCTTGAAGGCAGAGTTACCGATCAAGATTGCAGAGTCGATTGCCTTAGCGTGAGCTCGGGCAAGTGCTGTGGTAATCATGGGGAGAAGTGTAACTACTACTTGCTCGTCAGTATCATTGCTGATATAAGTACCAGAAATCAATCTGTGAGCAGTTAGCATGATGCGGTTAACGTTATAGTTGTTATCGCTAGCACCCTTCTCTTCCAACAAGTTAGCAGTGGTCTCAAGACCAGTTGCGTTCCAGTTGGCGTTTTCGGTATCAGGAGCGATTGGTAGAACAGTCGCACCAGACAATACCTGGATTTCGCGGAAAAGAGGAGCTACTTTTTGCTCCAGCTTAACTGCTTCTTCGAAAGTCGAAGCAACACTTACATCGATACCAGCTGTGCTAGTAGCGTCATAAGTTACGCCAGCTTTTTGAAGAACGTCCTTTCCGTAGTCAGTATCCCAACCTTTCTTAGTAACTTTACCAAGAATATGGGCATAGACCATCTCTTGCTTAACGTCATCTGAAAGCTCAGTTGACTTACGATTTGAGAAAACACGCTTGGAATCGCGCATCTTATCAAGCTCGTCTTGCTTTTCTTTGAGGATGGACTCATGCTCTTTCATGATTTCATCAATTTGAGCGTCCTTTTCAGACATCTTAGCTTCGATATCCTTCATAAGTCTATCAGCACCAGACTCTACACCAGTCTTGATAGCTGTTTGGACTTGTTCCTCTTGCTGAGCCTTAGCTTCTGCTTCTGCAGCAGCTTTTTCCTCAGCCTCTTTTTGTGCAGCCTCGTCGGCTGCTTTTTGCTCGGCTTGCTTCATGGCTATCTTAGCAGCAGTTTCCTCAGCTACTTTTTTAGCAAAAGCTTCCAAGTCAACGGGTTGTTGTGTCTCTTCAGACATCGTTATCTCCTCTTGGACTTGCGCCCCGTCACTATTAGTGAAAGTTTTTTTGAAATCTTCGTACTCAGACATCGAGTCGAAAGATTTCGCCAGTGAAAAAGTAGCTGCTTGATTACAAGGTACGGATACTACCGAAACCTCAAACAACTCAGCGTCCTTTATCTTCAATCCGTCGGTTTCCTCTATATAATCAGCATCCTTGACTCGGAAACCAACAGAAAAGGCTCCAAGGACACCGTCTTTAACTAAATCTACTACATCTTTAGCTGCTTTGCTAATTTTAGCAGTTAACTCTAGTCCATTTTCGGTATTCTTTAAACCTGTAGCTCTACCGATTGGACGATTATAATCATGGTTGAAAAGAATAATGGGGTTCTTTTCAAAATTTTTCAGCCCACCTTTAGTCCATGCATCACTTGAAATTGAATCACCTGCGCGATCAAAATCACTAGTGCTTGCCATACCACGAATCATAACGCTTCCGTCATCTTCAGTATGGGACTTAAAAGTCGAGGTGAGATTAAATATTTTCTCCATTTGCCCCCTCTTTTTCCGCTTCTGCGGCCTGTGCCTTTTTTAACTCCTCCAACGGATTCGTTGGTTTAGGCTTTTCTTCGGTAAGTCCGCGCATAAGCTCTGGACAAAATGATCTAGTAAACTTTACCATAATTGACCAAGTACCAAATATTCTTTTGATCGTTCCCATTTTAATTAGCTCGGGTCTATTTGGGTCTTCACCGAATTCTCTTGGATTAACAATCCATCCCGCTTCTGCGAAATACATTGCCATAGTTGTTGCTAAATTTTTCTTTTGTATTGAATTGCCTGCCATTATTCTTCTTCTTCCTCGACGGGTCTACCGCCTTCATCAGGGTTTGCTGCGCTTCCAGCTATGTTTGCTGGAACTCTTACATCGTCTTGTCCGTCTACTGGTTCAAAACCGAGGTGTTCCCGCGCTTCGTTTACTGTTATAATTCCACCATTTACTAGAGAAGTGTAATACTGTGACTGATCTCTTAACTCGGGTTGTAATGCGGGAATATTTGTAACATCCTCTTTAATACTAAAACCAAAAAACCTTTCATACGCAAAATTTATTTTTCTCACTATTGGAAGAATAGTTTCTAAGTAATACATCCTCATATTAGGCCGTATATTAGCATTATTTCCAGAGTCTAATAGTATTGGAGGTACGCCCAAGGCTTTTAATATGATTTTTTCATTTTCAGCTATAGAACTTTGAAAGTCTAAATCTTTGAAGTTCACATTTGAAATAGAATCTATTTCTATTCCACCATCCAGAATTAAAGGTCTTTTTCCTCCTGCTTCTGGTCTATATCGCACACCCCAAGATTGTATCATTCTTTCCTTAATCTTTTCAGATAGAGTATTAGGGCTTTTTAAGACTAGTCCCGGCACCGCCCCATTCTTAAAGAAGTTGTCTTGAAACTTCCTCATAGATGCCATTAGTTGCATTGTTCTAAGGGCGGGGCTTAAACGAGGCACTCCTCTATAAATCGAAAAGAAAGAATTTTCTTTAACATGTATTATCTCATTTGGAGAATAATCAATATCGTTTGAGAAAGTATACTTTTCAACGTAACTACTTTCGCTCGAGTGTATTGCCATTTTACTCGAAGGAAGGTGATATAAGTGCACCCCATCAAAATAAATAAATATATTTCCGTCTAAAATAAAGTCTGTAATTAGATTTCTTTTAAACGTATTGATGTCTTGAAATAGATTAGGCTCATAATTAAGTAAAGTATCAACTTTAGCTCTCTTAATTCCTTTTATAATTCCAACATGCTTTGCTGAGCCAAGAACTGTCGATGGAATTTCTGCCGAATCATCAACTATCATATTTACAGCACGGTTAACAATTTCTAGCTCTTCGTACTGTCGCTCATAACTAACAGTAGGTTCTCGAGTATTCTGTATTTCACCGCCCATTAAGGACTGGGAAGGGTTTAATTTTTCCTCATCTTTCCTTCCTAGAAATCTGTCATACCATGCCATGTTTTTCTCTTTGTATCTCTACCCAGCGTTTTTGTTTATGTACTGTTCCTAAACCTGGGTCTCTGCCGTATACTTTATGAAGTTGTCGGTGATGCTGATGACATAGAGTAACAGTATGTACGTATAGCTCGTCGTGATGTTCCTCTATAAAGTCTTCTCGGATTGCGAGAATATACTTTGGATCTAATTTGTTCTTTTTTAGCCATTTATGCACTAAAGGGGCTAAAGTATAATAATGGTGAAAATCAAGTTGTGTTTTTTCTCCACAAATATAGCACTGTGATCCCTTCTTGTACTTATTCTTCGCTTTATCTCGAATATATTTTACTATATCACGTTTCAGTTCAGCCATTGGGTTCTTGATTTTCCAATTTTCAGTAAGAGAATTATATCTAGTTTGAGGTACTATGTCAATAACTATTTTTGACCAGGTATCCTAAAAACTTGTTGCTGAAGTCTCAAATGAGTATAATGCATACCGTAACGCGTCGGCCATGTGAGATGCGTAATTGTGTTTCGGTTTCTCTTTCATCAGGTTAGGATTGGGGTCCCACTGGTATTGGTCCAACGCAGAAAGTGTTTCTTTACAGTTTTGTTCAACAAGTAATTTATCGTTATCTACTATTCCTGCTACCTGTGCAATTCCATCTAAAACTGATTTCTTTGCGTTAATTGTTGATATGTCGTAGTTCTGAGCGAAGTCAAAACGGGTCTGCTGTGCAGCGGAATCAATATAAATATAATCAATCCCCCATTTATCAATCATATTTTGTATTTCTTGTGCATGTTTTTCAGTAGTTTGTTCTGCATCTAAGTACTCGTCCACCAAGTAAAATTTTTCCTCGTCCCAATCGTAGGCGATTACACAAAAAGCCGTCGGATCTCTATAACCCACATCGAGGCCGGCAAATACGTCCATCTTTGACGTATCAATTTCTTCAAAGTTTCCGATGCAGTCTTCATGGTTGAAGTTCCAGATTTGACCTTCATAAGTATTAAAGTCGGCTTCATATTCTTGTCTAAATTCGGCCTCGGACATAGACTTTCTAGCTTCCGCAATATCCATTTCAGACATGCGCGGATTATCCTTATAAGTAGCCCTAATAGAAGCCCATTCCGAAAACTCATCTGAAAATCCCCTGTAGAAAAACTCTGAAAACCAGTTATTTTTTCCTCTAGGCGTGCTTATGAAGATGGCCTTTGAATTATCTTTGTCCAACGTCGGTCTGAGAGCAACATTGAAGGCGTCTCTCCCATCAGCCAGAGCGGCCTCATCAAAGATGATAAGGTCGTAGCTGCGACCAACACAGCTATCAACCTGATTGACTGACCCCATACGTATTGTTGATCCATTAGTAAGTTCAATAACTTTATCCTTAGCATTATCTTTTGCAACCTCTAAATCGAAATGTTTTATCAGAGTTCTCTGTAAGTCAAAAGAAATCTGAGACAAGGCATAGTTAGGGGACATTATGAGTATGTTAGAGTTGGGCACTAATGATACCAGCTGCCCTATTATATTTGCGATGTAGGTTTTACCCTGCCTTCTCGAAACAGCCGCACATACAAAACGGTATTTCGGATTGTTGATCGCGTT